TGGTTCGATTCATTCCAGTACTTAATCAGTGCTGGCCATCGTCCTGATGACATTATGAATATGACGTATGGTGCATTTGATCAATACTTAAAATCAGCGCAAAAAGACCATAAGAATAAACTGCAGTATTTATCGAGTGTGATTCGATCAGCACATCATGCCAATGCCAAAGAGTTTAAAAAGTTCTTTGAGGAATTGAAAGAATAAGATGCAGGTGACTTTTACCAAATGATTAGATATTCTCTTTGAAAACGGGGATATAAATTTATGAAAAAAGTTATTTTAGCCATGCTGCTAGCAGTATGTACATCTGCATATGCCGTTAGTGTGGATTCAGTTCGGGGTAGTACAGGTTTTGTAGAGCGTGGTAATTCATATGGCAGAATGATTGATGTTCTGGGCAATCCAGATTCTTCATATAGCCACATTATTCATGATCGTGATGGTTGGCCACATAAAGCAGTCACTTACTCTTACTCGCTCAACAATGCACGATATGAGATAACGCTTGTTGATGGTGCGATTTATAGTATTAATTGGGAGCGTTGAGGATGAGTACAGTTGAGTGTATTGCTTGTGGCCATGTGGGAGCTACAAGCACAAAAGGTAGTTTTTTTATTACTTTTATTTTACTTTGTTTTGCTATTTTACCTGGCGTTCTTTATGAAGTTTGGAGACGTTCTGGCGGTAAGGTTTGTAGTGCTTGCGGTAGCAGTCACGTAAAACTTTATATACCTAAGCCTAGACAAATACAGCAACCCACTATCAGTCAAGAGGAGCCTGTATATACAGTAGGTGAGATTAAGCTGGTTTCGGACGATATTTTTTCACATAACGCAGGAAAGCGCGTGCAGCAGGATTTACAAAAAGATGCTCTTCATATGAAAGCATGCCCATATTGTGCTGAAGAGATAAAGTCAGTAGCGATTAAGTGTAAGCACTGTGGGAGCATGATTGAGGAAGTATCTTAGGCTCTTTTTTAATATCAATACCAACCACCGAAAGGTGGTTTTTTTATGCCTAAAATTTAGAGGTCAGCATGTCTGGAAAAAATTTAACATTTAAATTAGTGATGGATGCTGATACCAAAGGTTTTGATGCTGGTACCAAGGCATCAAAAGACAATTGGGAGTCATTCATATCTGTCTTAAATAAAGAGGCAGAAAAACTTAAAGCAGCTTCTGCAGAGACATCAAAAGAAGTTAGCAAAATCATACCAGATGACCTTCAAAAGAAAGCTGATCAGGCTAAAGGTAAGCTAGGTGAAGTATCTCAAGCTGCTGGCGATCTACAAGGTCAAGCCACTCAGGCAGCAGGAAAGATTGATAGCTTAGGTAGTGAGCTTCAAGACGCGGCCAATAAGGCCAATAAGGCTGGATTTGAAATTGGTGAAGCTATCCCGGGAGATGCTGTTCAACTTGCAGAAATGCTGGGAAATAAATTCTTTATAGCTGCAAAGGAAATTGAAGCTCTGGGTGATAAGTCGACCATTAGTGCCGGTGAATTGCGTGCAATGTCCAGTGCAGGTGAGCAAGGCCTTAATGAGCTTAATCTATCCTTAAAAGCAGCCCAAGCTGAACTGGTTCGGCTGCAAAGCACTGACGGCACCTTGCAAGATATTGAAATTGCCAAAGGGCGTGTTTTAAGTATTCAAGATGCTATTAAAGAGGCTTCTAGTGCTTTCAATTATTACCAAGACGTAGCCGTAAATGCCATGAAGGGTGTAGATGGTGCCACCCAGTCTGCAATTAATCAGGTACAGCGTTTTAGCTCGGTAGATCTATCAAGTGTAGTAGGCGAGGCCCAGACTGCTAGTCGTGCTATTGAAAGCATGGGTGATGGTGCCTCTATTTCAACAAAGGAAATTGAACGCGTTGGCCAATTGGGTGCAAGTTCAATAAACATACTTGAAAGGGAATTGCAGCAAGCCACAATTGAGCTGAAAAGCCTTAGTCAAAGTACTGATGCTGTGCCATTAGGGAAATTCACCGAGGCAAGCAATAAGGTTAATGCCCTAGAGGATGCACTGTCTTTAACCAAAAATGCTTATACAGATTTTCAGACTAAAGCTTCTGCAGCAATGGGAGGTGTAAGTAGTAGTACAGATAAAGCATCGAACAGCGCCACACAAGCAGGACATGCGATTTACGCTGCACTTGGTAAAGCACCACCTACAGCAATTAATGATGCAATTGCAAACTTAAGCCGAAAGCTTGAGGACTTTAAAGCCAATAGTAAAATGCCAGCTGAAGAAGTTGCTCGGGTAACCAGACTTACTGAACAAGAAATTGCACGCTTAAAAAGTGAATTGGATGGGGTAGATACTTCTTCAAATAAAGCCAATGCTGGGATGGGTACATTATCCAGGGGGATGGATGTTACCAAGTTCGCCGCGACCGCACTGGTAGGCGCTATGGCTGCGCTTGGTATTGGTTTAGGTATTCGAGAGTTAGCCCAAGCAGCAGACTCATACACAAATCTTTCAGCACGCATCAACATCGCAACTAAAGAGGGAGGTGACTTCACATCTGCAATGGCTGGTGTTCATCAGGTAGCACTAGCAACAAATTCAAGTCTTGATGCTACAGGTAGCTTATTTACTCGACTCAATACAGTCGGTAAAGAAATGGGAATGACGCAGCAAAACACGCTTGATTTAACAAAAACAATCAATCAGGCAATTCAAACAAGTGGTGGCACAGCAGAAGCGGGCGAAGCTGCAATCACTCAGCTAATCCAAGCTATGCAGGGTGGTGTTCTTCGCGGTGAAGAGTTCAACTCTATTATGGAGAATGGTTACGGGGTAGCGGAGGCACTTGCAAAAGGACTTGGTGTAACCACTGGCGAACTTCGCAAAATGGCCGAGAATGGCGAGTTGGGTGCAGAGCGTGTCTATAAAGCCTTACTAAGTCAAAAAGATGCTGTTCAACAAACTTACGATAGCTTTCCGCTTACAGTTAGTAATGCATTACAGAAAATCGCTACATCATGGCAAATCTTAATTGGTGAAGTGGACCAGGCTAACGGTGCATCAGCTACAGCAGCTCAATGGTTATCTACTCTCGCAGACAACATGAGTTTACTTAAGCCAATTATTGATGATATCGGGGACGGGTTTACTCGATTTAGTGAGTACTACTCTAATATTTATGACCAAGGCACGATTGATTCTTTAAAAACCACTCTTATTAGTATTTATGACACTATCAAAACTTTGTTTAACACAGTATTAGAAGTAGGTGAGGCATTCCATGATGTATTTAGTGATGCTTTATCAAGTGCTTTAGGTTTTACAGATGGATTGTACCCAGCCGGACAGCAAGTAAGTGGTTTCCAGAAGTTTGTAGATTTACTCAATCTTGCTCTTGGCTTCCTAAACGATGGATTTAAGACTATTGGTATTGGCGTAAACCTATTTACGGGTGTGTTATACGGCCTTGCAGCGGCATGGTATGAATTTAAATCCATCTTATCGTGGGGAGATGTTAAAGAGAAAGCCCTTGCAAATATGGAGGCAATGCGAGCCAAATCTCAAGAATACTTTGATAAAGGATTTGAAGGAGCCAAAAACTTTAAATCCAAAATGGTAGAAACAGCTGAAGACATAAGTAAAACCGACAAGCAAAAGAATCAAGAGCGTATAGCTGATAGTCAACAAACCCTTACTCAACTAAAAACCCAAGAGGAGGCACATAAAGCCAGCTATAAAGCTTTAAATAATGAGCGCATTCAAGCCGAGCAACAGCTTTTTGAGGCGCGTAAATCTGGCAATCAAGCCGCAATAGATTTAGCTGTAAAGGGTCTTGCTGAGATAGATGCAAAGGAAAAGGCTTATCAGGCTGAAAGTCAAAAAATTACTGAAGCTAAAATCCAAGCTGCACAAGTTGTAGCTAGTGCAATGATTAAGTCTGCAGATGCTGCAGGTATGGCTCAACTCAAAGTACTAAATGCTCAGCTAGCAGCACAAGGTTTGCAAGCAGAATTTGATAGCACTGGAAAGGTTATCGTAAAAGCCATGGATGACGGTGCAAAAGCTACCGAAAACCAAGGCAATGCCACAGATAAAGCTCGAAAAGCTGCTACTGCGTTAGGGCTGGATTTGGATGTTTCTTTAA